ACACTCGTATCAAATTGTTTCTTTGATACTGAACCGTCTTTACCCATTTTCTCACCAGAACCTCTTTTAATTCTTTCTCTTTTCTTTCTGATATTATCCCACAAACTTTCTGTTTCGACTTCTTCTTTAGCTCTAACTTTTTTTGCTAAATCACTATCGGCTTTACCCCATGTACCTTTACCTTTAGTAATAAAAGAATTGACACGAGCATGACCCCACTGGACAGCTGTTGTCCCTGGTCTATGTCCTGTCTGCCAAGCTTTTACACCTCTTTTGAATACTTGTTTCAGTATCCCTACAGGTATACCTGACTTCTTAGACTTGTCATTCAATGATTTATCTGGATTACTTTCACCAAACATCTTTTTAAATTTTAAAGTATGTTTACTTGGTTTAGTCTTAGCATCATCATCACCTGGTGCTGGAGCAGTACTACCTTTAGCAAAATGTTTAGCTCGTGCTTCTTTTTCTTTCTTACTCAATCCTTTGTAATACTTCTTAGGTTGTGTACCTGGTTCGTCTTTTACTGTAGGATCTTGTTCTTGTTTTCTTTCTTTCATTACTTGTCCCAATTTTTTGCTACGGTAAAGTTATTAAAACTGAATTCCATTTTGTCTACAATCTTAACAGCTTCACCTGTTCTATCTATAGCTACATATCCTTCTGGAGCTACTACTTTCAATCCTTTGTCTGTCTTTACAAATGTTTTTGCTATCCCTTTAGCTGAATCCATTTTCTTGACAATCATTAGTTTAGCTTCTATCAAAAACCTCATGAAGTCTACTACTTGTTCTAATGTTTTAAGTGAACTTTTAATTACTTTTAAGTGTTCTCTTAGTTTAGAATTTTGTACAGGACTATCTGATTTATTCTTTTTCCACCAATTAGTAAAATGTGCTTGATATAGTTTAACAGCATCTTTACCTTTTGGTAATGTTTTTCCTGCTCTTGTATATGTATTTAGATAAGTTTTAAACCCAGCTCCAACAGCAGATGTACCTAAACTGTCTTGCCATTTTAAAAACTTACTGAATGATCCTGAGTTAATTCTATGAAATTGTTTACCTGCAGCTGATAATAACTTAGTCACTTGAACTGTTTCTTTAGCTGTAAATGTTGCTCTACCTGATACATCTCTGTATGTTGCATCGTCTTGCCATACACTAGATGAAGTCTTAGGTATCTTAGCACCAAACGAAGCACTTAAGTTTTCTATTGAGTCTCCCTTATATGTTGTGTGCCAGACTATACCAACTTTAGCTTTTTGTACTTCTCTACCTATTTCTGAATCAGATTCAACTGCATACAATATTGTGTTAGGTTGAAATGTAATATGTTTTATACCGTTGATAGTTTTAGTAGATGTATCGTCTGTAAACATTAAATCACCTTGAAGTATCTCTGTCATACCTAGTTTACTAAATTCATCTAAACAAACTTTTAATTTTTTATTTAAGTCGCCGTCTGTATCAGCATCAATATCTTCGTATGTATGATAATAAGGTTTAGGATCTTGATTCTTTCTGAACAATGCTTTCTTAGCAACGAAGAATCTACCTGTCTCAGGATGAGGTCCAGCAAAGACAGCAGGAGCTCCGTCCCACTTGACTGTCACATTCAGTTTACTTTTTGAACCACCTTGAAACATATCTCTTAGTGACTGTAAAAACTGTATAGCACCTCGACCACCGGCAATACCGAAGTTTAGAATCTCATCTTCAAGATGTTCTAAATGCAAATTCTTACCTGCTGCTTCTGTTATAAATTCCATTTATTTACCTTTCAAAGCTTCTTTAAATTGTTTAGAGAATGTAGCTAAAAAACTAGGTGCTGATGTGAAGTTACCTTTGTATCTCAATGTCACATCACATACAGGTGTTGATCCAACTGATAAAATCATGTGTAGCATCGCTGCAGTAGAACCCCTATCAAACGCTTGTGTTTTATTTTTATCTAACTTCATTGATGGTTTACCTGTTTTAAATAACTCATCAAGTTTAGTAGTCATTGTATCAACATCTTGATAATCACCTGACTCTATAACTAGACCACTCTTTAACATTCTACCTACACCTGTAACTAAAGCGAAATCAAAATTTACTTTCTGTAATTCTTTTAATTCAGTTTTTAATATCAATCTAATTAGTGTATCAGCGAATAAGTCAGCGTTCTTTTCTATAACATCAGCCATAGGTTTGAATATTGATTTATTTTTCTTTAACTGATAATTAATTAGATCATTTGGTAAAGCTGTGACAAAAGGTTTCCAATTACTTGTACTTAAATTCTTAGCATTCTTACCTAGTTTATCCATCAAATCTTTTCTTATCCATGGATTACCATCTTTATCTACAGCTATCTTAGGTCGTGCTAATTGAAATCTTTGAGCCGTCTTTACAACACCACTGTAAAATAAATAAGCAGAATCATCTAAATCTTTTCTGACTTTATCAAATTGTTTACCTTCTAATAGTGTACCAAATCCTTTATTGATTAATGTTGGATCACCTGTCGTACCAGATTTCTTTTTCTTTAATGATATACCAATATAGTTATTACCTTTCTTAATAATAAAATCAGATGCATTAAAATCTTTCATACCATATTTTGTGACTTGAAATTGTTTTACATCATCACTCCAAGCCTTACCTGTTAGATATACTTTGTCAGCACCTTTCCAACCACCTTTCTTGGCAATTACTTCGGCTGCTGATATAGCTTGAACTAAATTATTATAGTCATTTTCTAATGCCTGTTCTTCTAGTGATGTATATCCTATAACTTTACCTGTCTTAATAACTTTTTTAACTTCTTCTATTAAAGCATCTAAGTCTTCTATTGTTTCAACGGTAGGTATTGTAGACATTGTACATAGTGCAGCTGTCATTAGTTCGTTTGGATCAGCTGTCGCACCACCACCTCGTTTAGTGTCAGGTCTAGTTGTCACATATATTTTTCTATCTATGTCTTTGTGTTTGAAAGCGAAGTCTTTTGTTGCTCTTGCAGCTGTAGGACTTTCTAATGATAAGTCTTCGTCACTACCAATTATGTCATTCGCTAATGTTGTAAATTTAACTCTTTCATTCGCTTTGAGTATTATTTGTACTCCGATCTTCTTACTGTTTGTGAATCCTTTTCTTTGATCTAATGATACTTCACCATTAATTGAACCTATTTGTTTATCGATATCAGCTACAACATCAACAGCAAAATCTTTTTCGTCAGCACCACTATACTCTAATGATTCAACCATTTCTAATGTTAGATCAGGTTCCATACTTTGTTTAGATATATCATATAAATGATTACCGAGTCTTACACCAAATTCTGTATCAGAAGGATAATGAGCTCCTGCAGTTTGTCTACCTTCACCTATTCTTTTACCTATTTCTAAAATATTACTTCTATGTTCTAAAGGAACTTCGTCAGCTACTAGTAAAGCAACTAGTCTACCTTGTGTAGCATGACCTGAAGGATATGAAGGTGACCCAGCTGTCTTTAATGGGAATGTTTCTAGTGGTAACCCTAACTCGTTAGCAATTGCTATCGGTCTTGGTCTATTGTAATGTCTCTTAAGTGAAAGTATAACTGGTTCAGTTTGTCTTCTTAAATCTTTTATTCTATCAAAATCAATTTCTAAACCATATTCATCAGCGTAAAGTTTAAACGCTTGCATAATACTAGTATCATGCATGACGATATCTTCTTCTTGTTTAGCTATAAAGTTACTTAAAGAAATTAAATACTTTATTTCATTTGCTGTTTGTAAAGATGAATTAGATGGTGGTGGGAATGATTGCCAATCTTCTAAGTTGATATGTTCGAATGCCGGAAAAGGTTTACTTAAAGTCTTTAAATGCTTCTTCGGATACTTAACCATGTGGGTAAGTTTATCAAGCTTGGATTTTGGGGTATCTTCTTGAATTGTTTGCAGAAATGATTTCATAAGTAGTATTTATGCTAATACTATTTTTGAATTCTGTGCTTACTTAGAAATTTCTCAATTGCTGAGATTTCTTCTATTAGTTCTTCCTGTCTTTCTACATTCTCATGATTCTTCTTAAGAAGAATGAGTTCTTTTTTTGATTGTGTCTTCTTAACAAGAAGATCAACAAGGGATTTACTCTTGATAATTCCCTTGGTCTTCGTGTTAGTCTGAGTTGATGATGTCATTTAACTGTTTAATTGTATTGTCAGCAGTAGTATGTAGTATTCCTATACCACCTGCTTCTACCCAACAATCTATATTTTTATCTCTATCGTCAATCAAAACAGCTTTTTTGTGAGCAAACGCTGCTTTTTGACTACCTTTGAATGTAGGAATTATTGTCCAATACGGATTAATGTGTTCTCTTATCCATTCTATCTTATCTCTGACTACAAGTTCTCTGTTAACAGTACCTGCTGCAGTCAATATTTCTGTATGAATACCTGAATTTAAACACCAATCAGTCAATTTCCATGCATCTGGTAGAGGATCCATCAATCTAAACATATGCTTGGCTGTCAATTCTCTTTTATATTGATCGTAAACACTATGACCTGCATCATTATTCCAGACTTTTTGACCTAACATTTTACTAATTTGAGATTCAAAATCAGCTAAAACACCGTCCATGTCTAAGAATATTTGTCTTATTTTCATATTTTCCATACTGTTAGTATAACAAAAGTGTACCCGCGGTATCAATCATATTTGAACTCTGATTGTTTTTCAGAACTGATTCTTTTACCTGTTGTAGTATTATCCATTACAGGTCCGATATCAACTAATTCATCTTGTGCTGATTGTTCACAATCATATAGTCTCATCTTTGCTCTATCTACACCCAATACAAATCTTTTGTGATATCCCGGATCATTGTATCGATTCTTTAATTGTTTTACCATGACTTGATCTAGTTCTTGCATTTCTTCTGTAGATATCAGAGCAAACATAAAGTCTGCTGTCGCTGGTAGACCAAATGATTCAGAAGTATCTTCAAGACCAACATCAGTTGAAACAAATCCTGTTCTATTAGTTTGTGTCGCCGACATAATCGGAACATCAAACTCAACTGCAAGACCTCGAAGTTCTTCTGCAATAGACTTAATATAAGAGTAAGTATTCACATTACTACCAGGTCTAACTCTAAATGATGCACATATATTCAAGTAATCAATAAAGATAACATCTGGTGTAAAGTCTCTCTTTAAATCAAGTTCTTGTAATAGATGTCTGAAATGTCCACTATGAGCTGTTGCTGTCGGATATTCTTTAATGATCAATTTACCTTTAGTTTTTTCTCTAACTCTAGTAATCTTTTTCTCATACATCATCTTCGGTAGATCATTCAGTTCATTCAATGATATGTCTAATAGATTTGCATCTATTCTTTCCGCAATCTTTTCTTCTGCCATCTCCATTGTAATGTATAATACATTTTTACCTTGAAGTAATGATGCTGATGCACAATGACACATGAATAAAGATTTACCAACACCAGTACCTGCCATGACTATGTTTAATGTCTTGTTTGGTAGACCACCTTTAGTTATCTTATTCATCAAGTCTAAATCAAAAGGAACTCTTTCTTCTTCACGATGCATGAATTCATATCGTTCATTCCAATCTTCAATGAAGTCATGACCAATATTACTATCGAAAGAAACAGACAAAGCTTCTCTGAGTATGTCGGGTATCTCACCTGTGTTACCTTGTTTGTCTTGAATAATCTCAATAGAGTTCATCACACCATTGTATACTGCTCTATCTTTACACCATTTCTCTGTTGAATCAATCAACCATTCGTCAGGTGTTTCTGTTATATCTTGTTTGATCTCACGAATCAATACAGTTGCATCTGATACTAATTGTTGATCCACATCAGTCTTTTCATCAATATCAATGATTAGTGATTCTGGTGTTGGTGATGCTTGATACTTTAAGAAATAATCTCTTATCTCTTTGAAAAGAAATTCTTCATCTCTTTCAGAAAAAAATTCTGATTTTATGTAAGGGAGAGTCTTTCTAGTGAATTCTTCATTCTGTATCAGATTCTTGAGTATCGTCTGTTCTAGTCTGGTTGCCATATTTATATTCTTGTTTCGCTGCTTCGTCTAATTGATCAAGTACTTCTTGAGTAAAATACTTTTCAGGATTGTTGTTAATAGTTTTACCAAATTGTGTTGTACCATCAGGTAATTCTACTCTTGTTGATGATTGTTTAAAGATACCATACTTGATTGCTAGTTCTAGTAATCCATAGTATCTATCTAAACCTGTATCGTATGATAACATCACATCAACCATTTTGTTCTCAACTGTAAGTCTTGATTTCTCATTCTTACAATGAACAATATTACCGATAACATCTTTCCCGTCTTTCTCTTTTTTCTTAGACAAAAAGATAATTGATGATGCAGCGTACTTAAGACCTGATCCACCACCCATTACTTTCTTTGCGAACAATCCCATTTCATCATAAGTGTGATTCGTCACGATTAATGGTACACCTGCTTTACCTAACTTAAGAGTCAATACTCTGAAAGCACCTTTGACTAATTGTGCTCGTGTCATATCTTTTGTTTCAGAACCTGATGCTGTATCTTCAATCTCTTTAGTTGTTGATAACATACCAAGTGAATCAAGTACAAAACACATCTTCATGTCTGTCTTGTCTTTCATATATTGATCAAGTATTTTAATTGATTGAGTTCTGAACTCTTGAATTGTTGTTACAGGTACAATCACGATTCTAGAAGAATCAATTCCTCTTTCCTCGATCATGTCTTTTGTGATTGCACTTTCAGATTCAAAATAGATAACTGCCGAATCCGGATTATCATCTAAGAATCTTTTACACATTCCAAGTGCAAAGAATGTTTTACCTGTTGCTGACTCACCTGCTAGTGCTGTGATCTTATTACTAGGTAATCCATCATATATTGAACCAGATAATAGAGCGTTAAAGATATACGAACCTGTGTCAATGTATCCACTGACATCTGCTGCTTGTACTCCGTCTTCTACAATAGAAGCGAACTCATTACCTGTTGTTTTTACTAAGTTTTTCAAATAACTCATAATTTATCTCCATAATTTAACTGTTTCTTTTTTTTCTTCTCATAGCCTTTAAACTATTATCATAGTCTATATGTTGTCTAATTTCTTTTTTCCAAGATTGTATTTCCATATAAACAAGACCCAACATGAACCATGTCACAAAATG